TATGCTACGAGTCCAACTGATCCGTGCTTAAGTGCTTTTCTATAACTAAGTTTTACTTCTGGCATTTCTGTACCTCCTTGTTAGTAAGTTAAGTTTATGTGGTAGATCATTATACAATATAAATTTATCTCTCGCTAATGCTGCATCAAACTGAGTATTAAACCCATACTTGTATAAGTGTTCTCCTTGGTATTTTATAGCCCACCGCCATCGCGTTCCGTTAAGTGATACTCCTAAGTATTTACTGAAAGAGTTTTTATGTGATCTACGATTCATATTATTTATAGATCGTGATACAAACCTACAATTATTTGGAGTATAACCCCCATCGTTATCTATGCGATCTAATTGTAGCCCCTGTTTATACCCACTATCTAAAGCCCACAATATAAATGCTATCGTATCAGCTCTCCACTCGCTGCATACAGTTATACCTCTTTCACCGTAGTCTTTATATGCTGCGTTAGATGTTACATAGCATCTGCATTTTATATTTTTCAGTATTCGATTTAACTTTAGTATGCGTGTAATTTTATGTCTGTTCATTTCTGTACCTCCTTAGCTCCTGTAAAAATCCTGACTGAGTTATATGTTTATTACTCAACGCACGTAACACCGCTTGATCTATAGTCCCTCGCATGATAAGATGGTGAATAGTAACTGCGTTCTTCTGTCCCTGCCTATGGAGCCTACCATTCATCTGATGGTACTGCTCTAAACTCCATGTTAGCCCTAGCCATAGAAGTATGTGACCACCGCTTTGTAAGTTAACTCCATGACCGAGTGACGCAGGGTGGCACAGTAGTAGCGGTAAGTTACCCTTGTTCCACTCCCGAATATAGACGGTTGCCTCATGTTGTTTCGTGCCGCCCGCGATACATGGAACCCCTTTGATTTGTTTTTCAATTTGCTTACGTTCAAATTTAAACTGTATAGGACATAGGATGGGCTGGTTAGTCGATTCACGAAGTTCCTTAAGAGCCTCGATCTTGATGTTATGGATCTTTGTATAGTCCCCATCTTTATTAGTATACATGCAACCTTGAACGAATTGTCGCAGCTTACCACTAAGTGCCACTGCATTAAACACCTCCACTTCTGCGTCCTCTAGTTGTAAGAAAAATTCATTTTCGAATTCCTTGTACTGTGCCTGTAACTTAGGTGTAAGCACTAAGTTAATGGCATTGTAGGTGATAGGCTCCATCTTCAAATAGTCTTTAGCGTCTAGCCTGAATGTTATATCCTTTACCTTATCAAACATACGCTGTGCTGTATTCTCAAATGGTATAGTCTTATATATTGGTGGGCCAGAGTAGTTAAAGTAGCTATTCCTAAATGAGTAGAACGTCTGGCCTAGTCTCTTACCCTTGTCCAGCATGAAATACTGTGACCACAATTCATGTAGTCCGTTGGGTGCAGGTGTAGCTGATAAACACATGCGATAGTCAGTAAATATTGACATCATTTTCCTCAGCAGTTTAAACCTCTGTGTTGATGCTGACTTCACAAACGACGACTCGTCTAAAACTAAGTTTAATTTTCGTGGTAAACGGAACTTGTTTAATATCGCACTGTAAAACCACTTCAAACCGTCGTAGTTCAGTAGGTAAATCTGCTTCTTCAACCTCAATTTCGAATCCTTCTGTGTCCCATGTAAAATGGTGTAGCTTTGATTTGGTGTCCATAATTTAATCTCCTCTGGCCATGTAGCATATGTAGTTCTCAATGGTGCAAGCACTAGAGTTGGATTCGGCAACTGTTCTATAACCTTTAAAGCTATCGCTGTCTTGCCAAGCCCAAGATCAACCATCAAGAACGGTGTCTTGTTCTCAAGGGTAAACGCTATACCCTTCTTCTGATAGTCATGCAATTTAAGAGAGGGGTGTTTTGAAACACCCCTTTCCGAGTCTGTAGGGCTACAGACTCTAGGTAGTTTCAAAGACATAGAGTTCCTTTCGCGCTTCCTCGGTTAATGGTGGGAATATCCACTTCTTGTGGATACCCTGTTTTAAACATCCTTTCTCTATCACACCCACTGGACGTGATAGAGTTCTTGATTTTCTACTTGTCCCTGTATAGTCACCGCAGAATCTTTCAAGTGCGTGCTTAAGTATAGGCCGTTTAATGTTTATGGAACTATCATACTGAGCTATTAAGTTATGTATCTCTCGGGTGGTGAATAGCCTACCAGATTTATCATTCTGTACACTAACTATACCTTTGATACCTTGTATACTCCCACTTGCGTATAGTATTTTAACAGACGTATCAAACATCTCAGTAAATAGCATGTCATAATCTGTACTAGATTTAACCTTAACATGGCACTGGTATTGAAACTCTAGTTCTTCTTCTGTTAGTAACCACGGTTGACTCCCTTTCTCCACCGCCATACGATGTAGCTGTAGTAGCTCATGAAATATGGGATGCCAGCACAGGCTCATCATTCTATCAGTATCCACCCAAGCAATAGGGATAATAAACATACGTCTACTACCTGTATCCCCGAGTTTAAATTCGCGCTGATTAGAAGTAGCCCCATATATAGCAACAGGAGAGATAGTCTTTTCATGTACTTCATATTTATCCACAAATGTTTGAGGGTTATTGTCAATTATCTTCTTGAAATTTGATTCTGTACTAGGGTTAAGGAACTGCTCTACCTCATCCCACACTACAACTAGCTTAGATACCGCTATCTTAGCTAAGTCTCGCATACTAGCTGAGTTCGAAAACCCATGTGGAGTAAATGCAATATACTTCTCACGCATGAATACTGGAAACAGACATTTAAAGTGAGATGTCTTTCGTATCTGCTCTATCCCTGTCAATACTAGAACACAGTTGTTTACGTTAGGCTTGCCGTCATTATAATACAGGTTACGCATAAGCCCAAGCAACCATGCAAGGTAGTATTTACGATACAACTTTAGCTCTCGCTCGTGGTCATCTGTTATGAATTCTATGGTAAGACAGTCAAATAAATCTGTAAGTGATGACGCAGCTATGTTGTTCATGTTCTCCTGATACTCTGACGGTAGTAATTCAAGCGGAGTATCAATGTATTCCTTTACAAAGTTGATAGTTTTCTTATTTCTGGACAGCTCGTTTTTTAGAAACTCTTTAGTCTTTGCGTGAGGTAGGCTCATAAATCCTAGCCTAGTTAGCAGCACATTAAAGCACGGGATCAAAGTCTCTCTATTGAACGGGCCATAATACTTACCAAAGTTAAGACGCCCTGCGTATGTACTAAATTCTCCGCCGAGTATATCATCATCACCCGTGATATAGACTTCAAACATTGTGCCAGCACTTAGCTCATCACGGTAAAACTCTATGTTATAGAATTTTATAACGGCCTCGAAGTTTTCATATGCTGAGATGTTTGGCTTTCTTGATATGCCTGCATCTATCTCAGCCTGCGATTGTTTCTTAGGCTTAGGCCATACAAGGGTAGCTGTATGTTGTAATTTCATCAGCGTCTTATATGTTATGTGTATGTCAGTTGTCTCGCTGAATGAAATCCAGTGTTTAAATACATCATCGTCACTCTTAAATGCTTCATCATCACGTGACCACTCAGTTACTAAACTCAAGCACTCAACATTCTTATCCGCCAACTGTGCATAGTTATGTACTGCCATTAGTATTTTCATCCAGAAATCATAATGGTGGTACTCCTGATTAAATACATTTTCATAGGCTCTCCTAATTCTTGGGTTCTTATCAAGTGGGATAGCTAACAATGCCTGCTGTATCACTATCATAGATGGTAACGAACTTGGAATAACATTCGCAATAGGCATAGCCTCTTGTGTGCCACCGCTAATATTAAATACCTCACCCAATTCTTCAAGTGATATAGTTGCTATCTTTTGTACCGAGTAAGGTGTTTCATTACCTGTAATTGTCATCCACGGTGCGCCAAAATGTATCTCTGCTTCGGCACTTGTACCATCACCACTTTTAAGCAGCGCACGTTTGGTTTGTAGTTCGAGTTTAACTTCACTAGAGGGGAGTTTTAAAACACCCCTTAGACCTTTTCCACTGGGTGACGCTTCCCAATATGTTTCCCGCGCTAACATGAACGAGCTTATAGTATCTGGCAAGTCATTCCACGGATCATCAGGGTTATCTACATGGTCTATATCTATAAGAACATAAGGGTCATGCTCTGTAACGTAGAACCCACGATAAAGATTACCCGAGGACGCTAATACATCTGCTTGTTCTGCTGTCAACGCACCATCAGGAGTGTATCCAGTATGCAGTGGTCGCTTTAGTTCGAGCGGGCTATAAGAAACAGACCACTGCTTTACTTCTCGTATCTCTTTAGGCACATTTTTAATGGTCATTTGTCCACCCTTATGCGGTCAAATGAGGGGTGGCGTAGACTCCCGTCTTTTGTTCGCTCCTTGTAGGTGACTCTGATAGTTTTACCAACAAGCCCATGAGGATCATCCCAGTATGCTGCTCTATCGGAATCGTTGAATCCAGTACCTACCTTAACTTTGACTCCTTCACCCTCACACTGTACTCCACCCATCATACCAATATACTTACCCTTGCCCTCATACATAGACATTACTACAACATCAACCGACCTCTCAGGAATTATACGCATCCAATCCCACGACTGTTTGAACTGGTATACATGATAAGGTGTCTTGATTACTGACCCTTCAAATCCAGCATCTATATTACGTTGGTGCATATCTAATAGGTGTGATAGTGTATGCACTAAAGTATGTTTAATCACATGAATCTTATCCGAGTAGAATTTTTGAGCCAGCAAGTTTATATACCTTGTATCAAATGGTAAGATACTGTTCATGTAATCAAAGATATAATAGTGTGCTTCTTCTGTACTGTTATGGCTTCTTATTAACCCCGAAGACTCCTGAAATATCATCCCCGGAATCAACAGTTCTCCATCTGGAACCATACCTCTTGGCAAGAACCTATAGATATGTTCGACACCCCACACAGGCTTGCCACTTCTAAATGTCATACTATATTTGCCCCTGTATGCTCTGACGCCATCAAATTTTGCCGAGATATAGCACGGCAGTACTAAGTGTTTGGCATCATAGTCGAAAGGCTGCATAGTTCTAAGCATGTTCACCCCCTATTTCTCGCAGCACTACCCGTATCAGATGATCTACTCCTTGTTTAGAATCTATAACCCACACGGGATGCTCCATATTTCTCAACCGCTTTATCTCACGTACTTGTGCAGGGCTTGGGTATTTACCAGTAGCTTTAACTTCAACAAAGAAGTGGCGTCCCTCAGGTAGAATACACAAACGATCAGGCACACTTCTTCTTTGCGGGCTAACAAACTTATATGCTATCCCCTTCAATCGGCTCTCTACTGCGTGACATAGATATTTTTCTACGTCTTTCTCGGTCTCTTGTTTTAGCATTTTTAGTCTCCTCTATAAAGTCTAACAGTTCATGCCACTCCCGTCTACGTTTTAGCTTTGCATAGCGGGCCATCATACGGTGCAGTAGGTCGATCCGCTGTCTATTAACAGCCTCAAAAATTATTAGCTTACCAAGAGATTCTTCTGTAAAGTCATACTCATTGGTAAGACATACAATTATGTTGCTGTACCTTTCAGCCCACCGCTTACACCATACAATATCTTCCTCCGTTAATTGGTAGTTTAGTATGTTCATTAGTTATCCTTTATGGTATCGCTTAGTTATAAATCCCGCAGCGTCTAGCGGAAGACTACGCGCCCAGCTAGGTGGGATTCTCATTAGTCTAATCATTTCGCTGAGAGTCTGTAGGGATACAGACTCGACGGCTTCAACTATTATTTCATCGTGAACTGACATTATAATCTTGTAGCCTAAGCCATCCATACGTAGCTTAGCGTCAGCCATAATATCTCTCGATGATGCTTGGATAATATTCTCTGTAATTCTTCCGGGAATAAGTTTAAGCCTGTCCCACTTACGGGTGTAAGAGTTTATGCCCATGTGAGTGGGCAGTAACCCATACTTATCATCACGTATTTCTGGTGAATTATAAAATAGTGAGCGTCCTGACGGTAGCTCTAATGCTAGCCAAGATGTACCAACACGATCCTGTATCACAGTATAGAACATTTACCAAAGGTACATTTTATTCCGGGGTTCTGGATAGCATGAATCATAGTGTCTTTAGCCTTATACCAATACTTCACCACATTCGGGTACTTGGTACGGTATGTTTTGATAGCTGTGTTAGCCTCATCATCTGTGAGCTTTATACCATACCCACCAGCATATGCTTGGAATCCTTTGCCGCCTAAGTTATACCCCGCACCTAGGATTAGAGTCTTACCCAAAGCACGTTGACTCTTGGTTACTTTATCATATTCTATTGCATATAGATCAGCAGCCATATCTATGTACTGATCCCACCCTTGACTTACCAGTCGCAGGGCTGCAAATTCATCACAAGTCCACTTAGGTGGAGCGCATATCATAGCCCTGATAAGAGATTTTGCAGAGCCGAGCGGATCACCTGCAAAGATTGTCTTGTCATAAAACTTCTCAATCTCTGCCTCTGGATCTTCTACTTGTGCGCGAGGTAAGTTATGAAGTTGCGCTCCCATACCTGCCCATCTACCAGTGGCTGCACCATAATATCTTAGGTTGTCATAGATTCTACCCTCATAGTTCAAGTCCCTTAGCTTCTTGTACTTTGCAGTAGATGTAAGAGCAAGTTGCTTTCGAATAGTCAGCACCTGCAATACTTTCATTTCATTCTCATCTTCCGTGTTTTCCAAATCGCTCATGAACTTTGCCACGGTAGCCTTAGTTAGGTTGGGCAGCTCCACACCCATGTTATAAGACCACGCGATTATCTCTTTGATCTGGTTGTGCGAAGTCACTCTGCCGTCAGTGATTGCTGGCAAGTCACGCTTACGTCGCTCAAGGAATAGCTGTAGTGTGTAGTAGATCCGCTTGATAGCGTATGAATCTATTGGTACACCACGAAGATTTATTCTCTGCGTAAGTAACCATATATCCTGTTCATCCGGCGACAGTACGGTGGTAGGTAGAGCTTGTACTATCTCATACATCGCTTTCACGTCACGTATACAGTAGATTAATAAGTCTCGCAGCTCCTCTTTGGTGTGTCTAAATGGTGGTATACATATCTTTTTGATCAGCAATTTACCGCGCCGGTCTTTAATTACATTAACTCCGAGAGTTTCCCCAGCTTGTTGTAGGTTCTGGAACAGTGTGTACCTGCCTGCTAGTGCCATTACATCTACAAGTTGCTCGATTGGAAATGGTTTGAGTCCATGCTTCGGCCCGAGTACATTCCACACAAGCCAGTCAAACATGGCATGGAACGCATACACTTTATCCTCTGGTTCTAATGTGAATGGTATAGGCTGGTTCGGCAGCCATATATTAGCATCACCATCATCTTTCTTCCACCCCATGCATATGATACTGGAGTGTGATGATGTTAGATAATTGTGGATGCCATGTTGAATTGGTACAGAACTCCTCGTTTCAAAATCTATGTAGTAGTTATGCATTTAGTCCTCCGGTTGGGGAGAGAGGGGTGTTTTGAAACACCCCTCTCGGTTAAGGTTAGACCAAATCCGCGAATGGATTGGTTGATGGTGCGGGTGCTGCCGGAGCCGCTGGTGCTGCCGGAGCCGCTGGTGCTGCCACTGGTGCTGCCACTGGTGCTACTGGTGCTACTGGTGCAACAGCAGGTGCTGCCACTGGTGCAACAGCAGGTGCTGCTACAGGTGCTACTGGTGCTGGCGCAAGTCCAGCTACGGCAGGTATGGCAGGTGCTGGAGCATCTTCCAGTAGAGCAAACACATCCTCGGCTTTATCAACGCCATCAAACCTCGTGTCCTCACGCATCTTCTGAACGAGGTTTATCTCAACACGTATACCCTTGCTGCCTTTGGTATTGAAATACTTAAAGGTGATCTGAACATTCGCCCAGCACCCTGAGTACAGCTCATCCGGGTCAATGATTGGTAGGTTCTGTCCGTTTACTATACCAATAGGAACCCACGATTTAGCGTTCATGAATATCATACCCTCGTATTCTTTGCCACGATTTCCAGCAATAATTTCCGCATCACCATCACGGGCGGGCATTTTAAGCTGAGTCGATGACTTCACCAATTTGGCAGCGACACATGCGTTTGCCATTTTAGTGAGGTTGTCTGCGATCACCTGAATACAACGGGTGTCTGACTTAGGGAATAGCAGAGACACAGACCGAACCGGATCTTGCGTAGGATCAGGGCCAACCTTAGCTTCAAACAGTTGAACGTAGGACAGACGTGCGGGGCCAGACGGTACAAACTTGATTGCAGTAATCTGAGACATAATAAATTCCTTTCATTAAATAGTGAGAGGGGTGTTTTGAAACACCCCTCTCTAGTTAAAATTAAGACGCAGCCTTGATCTCATCCTGAGTCGAATCCAAGTCCACAATGTCCTGATAGGTACTGAAATCAATACTCAGTTCCCGGCACATTTTTTTCTGGAAGTCGGACAGCGTAAGGTTGGCCAGATGGAACTCGCAAATAGCTACTGTGTTTTTCAATTTAAGTGCTACATCGCGAGGCTCGGCGTCAAATTTACGTCTAGCTGCGTTCATTCTTGACACTTTGGTATTCAATCGAGCTTCCAGAGTAACGCGTTTGTTCTGCGGGTGCGCAGTCCACTTCTTCTCCGCCTCTTTACTTACTCCGGCTGCTTCTTGAACTTCATCCCACTCAGCCTGTTCGAGGATGACATACGTGCCAGTTTCCTCATTCAGGTGGGGAAATTTCTTCATCACGTTGATGAACTTGAACTGCATCTTTACTGCGCGGATACCTTTGGCTCCAAGCAATTCGATGAGAGTTTCGTCAGTCTGTCCACCAGCTTCGATAGCTTCCAATACCAATTCATACTTTTCTTTCTCGGACATTTTAATTCTCCTTTTCGACCTTGTTAAATACTGCATCAGCAGTATCGTTGACATTGAAGTCGGGTCTACGATCAGACTCACCGACTAGTTGCGGCTTACCGACAGGTTTGTTGATCAGAACTTTAAACTCCTCGCTATTTTTCAAAGTCCTGTTCATCTTCTCAGCTTTTGCAGGGGATATAAACTTCTGTGTGAACATATTATCCTCGCTCAAAGCCTTGTTAGACATCAGCCACTTCATAGCTGTGGCTTCATCATGCCACTTACGAGTAGACCTACCTGCAACAATCTTCCATCCCGGCACTGCTTCACCATTCATAATGGTAGCTTGAATGTCAGCGTAGAGGGTTTTCTTTACTTGTTCCAGATTAGTGAGCAATCCTGCAAGATAAGACTTCTCCTCGGCTGATATGTTAGGCATACGCTCAGCGATTTTGAATACCTGCTGTGCCTCATGTACTGCCAATTCATGCTTAGCTCTACAACTAGTACGAGCTGGGCAGAACTTACATGACTTGGTACTTGGGACATACTCTGCATCAGGTGATTTACATCGTTCTATTCCAAGATGAATCTCGTTCACAAACTCTTCCAGCTCTTTAGCATTTACAGTATAGTCGCTAAAGCTATTGAGTGGTGGCTGAAATACACAGCAAGTATACTCATCATACGCCAGAGGATAACCTGCTGCTCCCGCCGTGTACGTGAGCAGTTGCAAGTTTTTCTCAGCATATACTGGTACGCCAGCTCCGAACTTGTGGTCATCTACGATCATCCGCTTGTTATCTGGATCATCTATGACTACATCCGCTGTACCCCAAATATCTGGTAGATTCCAAGGCTCTAGGGTAACTCGAAGCTCAAACTGAATGGTAGCGTTAGGCCCACAAGTAACCAACTGCATTTTGATACGATCACAACACTCAAGTACCTCTTGATGATCCTCTTCTAGATAGGTAAACCCACCATCTATACGAGCTAGCTCCTGAGTCTGTGCAAATACCTTGTTCATCGCACTAATGTTATTGGCAACGTAGTGAGGCCATATACTTACTACAGCCTCGTGCTTGAGTGAGCCTTTACGAGCATACTTAGACGATTCTTCTCTCTTAACTTTCAGAGATTCTTGGAACGAAGCAGGACATGACAGTAATCTAGGCAACGAACTCGGTGCGTAAATACTATGCTCTGCCATTTAATTCTCCTTTCTGTTTCGGTTAGGTTAGAGTCTGTAGGGCATACAGACTCGGTTCGGGAGAGTAAAGGGGTGTTTTGATACACCCCTTTACCCTGTCTCCCTCATTACTTGTCGAACAGTGACGGTACAGCCTTGTTTGCATACTCAAACAGAGCCGGGACGAGTGTCTGAATTGCCTTAACCAGAGGGGCGTTCTCCTCTATGGCATAGTCAATGTTCTCATCCATCAGTCTACCTGCAAGCATCTCCAGATCATACGCGGAGTTGATGAACTGCTTTACGGTGGCAACCACATCCATATCACCTATGTCAGCGTTTTCAGGAACTTCTGCTGTTGCCGAAGCCATAGCAGTTTCATCGGGAATGTCAGGAACGTCTGACATTGCCGCGTCTGCTGCTGCTGCTGCACCTGCATCTACCGCTGCTTCTGCTGTTTCAGGTGATGCACCACTACTGGTCGGGGGAGTACCACCTTTCAACTCCTTGACAGCCTGAACAATCTCTTTCTCGAAGCCCATGAATCCTTGCTCCAGCAGGGAGGCGGAATCATACGCTTCACCAGCTTCTGCTGCAGCAGAAGCTCCAGCTTTAATGGTAGCCTTGAGTTTACCATTCAGATCAAACGGTACTTGGGTCTTGGTTTTCAGGTACTTTACCGGATCAACATTCTGATTCAGCATGAAATCCCTTGCATCTGATATGACTTTAACAGTTGCGATAGAATTGGGATCACAAACAGCATCCAAACACCCTCGGGCAGTCTCATCTTTGTAAGCCTGAGGCCACATCTTCTCATTCTGCAAGGATGTCATGAGAGTACCCACTGCATTAGCTACAGAGATACTCGGGAGCTTGGCAACTTCCTTGGTGGAGAATACACCACGCTCTACATTCTTGATCATGCGGAGCAGGTACGAGATGGCAGTAATAGTCCACGGTTTGCCGAGATAGTACAGGAGTGTAGCTTTCCCAACACCCTGAACTACAACATTCTTCCAAGCTACCTCATTCTTGAACACGCCCGGATGAGCTGCATCCACGTCAGACCATTCCTCATACTCTGAGGCATACCCAAACAGAATAAGACTCCCCTGCTTAATGGTTTCCATCTGAGCCAACGGGTGAGCAGAATACGTATCCAGATTCTCATTCGCCATCATCCTGTATCTGGTATCACTGTCAATAATCCTGACCGTACCAGCATGAAAGCGAAACTTCAGATCATCCGCTGCCCATCCCCTGTGATGACCGGACACACGTCTGAGGGGAAACTTATCCTCGATGTGCTTGGTCTGGGGAAATGCCGTGACATACCCTTCATCGTTAAACTCAATGCCATCGACGTCAGGCACACCAAATATGGCAAACTCCTGATTCCACCACAGACCTGACTCAATGTCCTCTGTGGTTCTGGATGCCTTAATGGATGCCATAATGTCTGTGACCTTTGAGTCTATACGAGGATAGTTCTCTACATCACGATGATCATTCGGCCCGAGGATACCTGACTCTGCGTCAACGAGAAACTGTACACCTTGACTCCAGTCATGCGCTTCCAACGATTTGAGGTCTTTTTTAGATTTTACGATCATTTGAAATTCTCCTTTTTCGGTTTGAGTCTGTAGGGTCTACAGACTCGGTTTTGGTTTGTCTTGCGTTTGTCCTTATCCTTGTCTTACCATATACACATCTTATATGATGCGGTTAGATTTATATGGCTGCCTTAATTAGCTCCTATGAAAGGGGTGTTTCGAAACACCCCTTTCGATTCGGTCAGTCCGGTCAACGCATGGTTCGCGACCTGTCTCTATTTTACCCTTACAGTATACCACACTTTAGCTAAAATGTCAAGCGTTTTCTGTGCTTTTTTGAAAAATAATTAACTTAATTTAAATTTTCCTCTTTAATTTTTTCGAGGATAGTACCTACAAGTGCATGTTTCTGCTTGTTAAGCGTTTCTGCTATGGATATGAATACATTTTGAGCAAGCTCAGGGTGTATGACTATAAATGCAGCTAAGTCTATAAGTACCTGACCAATCAAATTTACCTCGGCACGCTTACTTGTCTCTACCAATATCTTAGCATCATGTACAAGCCCGCATGGTTTTAATTGGTTGAGTAAGTCCTCCAAAAGTCCAGCCAGTTCATGCATACTTTTGTCTTCCATGTGTACTTCCCCCTATGTTAGTCGGTTGTAGATATAGTTAGGGCAACATACCCTCTCTTCCAAAATTTTAGAATCTGCTTTGAGTCCGCGAGCATGAGTTTATCATCTTCTTTGTTATCCATCTCAGACTCATGCACCTGCTTCAGCCATATAATTTCAGTCTTCTCTGCCGCGTCCTTGCTCAGCCTGTTACATTCAAAGAACAAAACATTTACATCTGTCATGGTAAAATTCTCCCCTTTGGATAAACCGAGTCTGTAGGGTCTACAGACTCGGCTTTTCTCGTTTTGGTGGTTTAGTTTAGGTTAGGTGGGCTGGAACGTGATCGTAAAGGAACTGATGGGCGCACCCTTGTCCGGTCTGGAAATATCCTGCGGAATGTAAGGCGTAAATTTTCCATCTATGCTCTCATACTTGTCCCCACCAGATTTCTTCGCTGCCTTTACCAAATTAACTTGAATGATTGCTGCCATGATTAAATTCTCCTTTTCTATGATTATACATTTTCCATGACTAATGCCATGAAATAGAAGCCAGCGTATACACCGGCAAAGAATGATATAATTATCCAGTTCATACTTTTACCCCAATCAGTTCCTTCAACTCCTTACGTACTTTCTTAGCCTGCGCTCCACGCCATGAGGTCATATTTCCGAGGATATACCTAACCTGTACATCTATCTCCTCTTTCCGCGTCATAAACAGACCGGCATGAGCGTAAGGCACACAATAATTTAACGCCTTAGTCGTTGGTTTGCCATCAGATTTGGTCGCAAGTCCAGCAGCTATAATAGCTCGGCAACATGATCTAAAATTTTCAACTTTCTCAGTCATTTGTCAATTCCTCCTTTGTTGCCGACTCTGTAGCTCTACAGAGTCGGCTCGGTTGGTTGGTTACAGGGTTGATTCTTCCATTCTCCATTTCCATGAGGTACTTTCTCTCGACAGTTCTTCTTTAATGGCCTCAACCATAGTTTTAGCCAGATACAGGTTAAGCTCGAACACGTTCTGCACAAGCCTTATGGCCGTGATGCGCATATTATTTTTAACGAGCATGGCAGCTATTCTCATAGCATCTGCGCCATCTATGTCATACAGATCAATAAATTTAAAGTTCATGTTATCTTCATACTCTATGATGGTATGCTCCAAGAGCTTGTCAAGCGCGCCTTCACGGGTTACTGCTGTAGACAGGTGGGCATTACCATTCAGCATAATCAGATGTTGAAATTTTTTCATTGTTAATTTCCTCCTTTTTCATTGCCGACTCTGTAGGGTCTACAGAGTCGGCTCGGTTAAGTTGGTTAGGTTAAGTTAGAAGTCCACTACCACTTTCATGGTAACGTAATCTATGGTTGTGTAGTTTCCAGTATTGCGATCACCACCTACCCACACAGGGCAGAATGTACGCTCAGCGTTATTGCTATGCATACGGATTATGGAACCATCTTCGCGCACTATGGCAATTTGAACCGGGTCACTCCAGAGCCTTTTATCAAGCTCACAAATTTCTTCCCGCGGCCCGGTCACTACCTCATGTGTCTGAATGTGTGTTCGCTCATACCTGTAATGTGGTTTTGGCATTTTATTCACTCTCCTTTTTGGGGGGGTTTCGACTCTGTAGGGTCTACAGAGTCGCCGAGTCGGTCAATTACAAATACTACTATACCATATAAAAACTGATTTGTCAAGGCTTTTTTACCATTTATCGGCGGAAATTAAAAAATAATTCAAAAATTTTACTCGCAAAGGGGTGTATCAAAACACCCCTTCAAGCAAATCCCCGCCTTATTATACAAGGGTACATATATATATCCCCTCCTCATTAGCACTGACTGTTGCATTATACTACACTTTTTGGAGCTTACTGTTGCATTATACTACACCTGTTAGAACATGAGACACTTAATATGAGACACTCTCAAACCCTCCTATATTTGATAGTCCAAACACCCCTTAGATAAACCGTGATTTGCCATTATATTCCGGCTGATTTGGGTGGGGAGATATATATATCCCCTTGGGTGGGATAGTCCAAACACCCCTCCAAAGGGGTGGTTTAAAATAAAATTAAAGGTAGGGTCGCTCAGGGGGCATTTTGGGGGTGTTTGGGGGTGTTTTGGCCGTTTTGGGGGTGTTTCGGATTTGATATAAAAATAAAAAAATTCTGGCTAAAGACTATTATAGAAACGTCTAAAACACCCCTTTAAAACAATCTAAAGTCTATAAGAACTATATATATTTTATATCTTTATATTATTTGCTCTAACATACTGAAATGATTAGAAAAAATGAGATATAAACATAAAATAAAGAAATTCTATGATTATGTGAGCTTTTAATTCTATTTGTCTCACTATTGAGACAAAAGGGGTGTTTCAAAATACCCCTTTGCCTCCGCCGATTTTATAATAATGGCAAGGTACGCATGGTTCGCGAGGACTCTAACGCATGGTTCGCGAGGACTCTAACGCATGGTTCGCGAGGACTCTAACGCATGGTTCGCGAGCACCCTAACGCATGGTTCGCGAGGACAGCCGGACGCGCGCCCGCGTGTGCGCCCGCGCGCCTGAGCGCATGTGCGCATACATGTGAGCGCACACATACGGGGGCGCGCCTGAGCGCGCTCAGATGCCCGTGTACGGGTGTTTTAAAATACCCCTATGCCTATGTATACGCTCCCGCATTTAATGGCAAGCTATCGACTCTGTAGGCCCTACAGAGTCAAGGCAAAAAAAAAGCCTACACGGAAAAGATCCGTGTAGGCTTATGTGTATGCCCCCTTACGGGGGCGGGTTAATGTTAGTCACTCAATTCTGCGAGAATTTCAGAAAGGTCGCTACAGATGCCTTTCTGTTTGTCCGTGAATTCAACCGCATTTCCGTAAGCAATAAGAAGCTGAGCGATGGAAACCATAGAGTCCAGAGCTTCGGTCAATTCCATGCCCTCGGTCTTAATTACGCTCCCGGCTGCATCATCCTTATCTGCGCCCTTGCCCTTGCCCGCTTTCTTATCTGCGCCCTTGCCCGTGTTTCCAACCGAGGGGACTTTCTTGCCATCTTTGTCAAGCTTGCCATCTCTGATTGACCGGAATGTCCTGACAATTGTTTGGGGAGATGTTTTGGCTTTATGCGCCTTACGCTTAAGCATCTTAATCACGTCCGCTTTATTTTTGTACATGCTAAGATAAAACGCCACGTAATTCTGATGTATTTTCGGGCAGTTATCAGACAACCAAGTTCCAAAGGCTTGCGTTTCCCCGCCGAAATACTCATCCTTGACAATTGCAAGCTGCTCCCCAATATCAAACATGCGGGTCTGCATGACCGCGGCTGATTTCTCCTGAGCAGACGCAAGCTTGTTAATAGCGCGTTTAAACTCTTTAGGCACATGGAATTCAACTACGTTGCTGTTGTCAGATGCTTCAGTTGCGATGGCCAAATTTTGATTTTCCGTCATGGTAACTCTCCTTATGTATGCGGGCTTAATTGCCCTGATCGACTTGATGATTGCCATCAGGCCGATCGATTGAAGCCATACTCTACGCCTTTTTGATCCGAATGTCAAGAACTATTTTCGATTTATCTGACAGCGTAGCTGATTCGAGTCTGTAGCCCTACAGATTCGACGAAACCGACGGCAACTTCCCTCATGCCCGCAGGTATTAGAACGCATGTAGGCAGGAGTTTTTTTACGCGCCCGTTTTAGTACGCGCGCGCCTGTACGGGGGTACACCCCCGCGATCCCGCGCATGCACTGTCACGGTGGGACTTCTGACGATTTTTTTTTGATTTTCGATTTGGGCGATTTTTTTTTGATTTTCGATTTGGCTAAAAATTTTGAACCATTTTCATTTTCAAATTTCCGTGAGAAAGGGGTGTTCCAAAACACCCCTCATATTTTCCCGATAATTTTTTGCCGCTCTGAGTAACCCTGTTCCGCCGCCTTATATAATATGGTAAAGTAGCTACATAAAAAGTTTCAAATAAGCTAAAATAAATTCCAAGATCCAGTCAATTACGCTTGACAAATTCCACCGGATGTGCTATAATGGTAAATAGCAAGTGGAGATATATCTCCACGTTTTAGTCTTCCTCGGTCAAAGGGGTGTTTTAGAACACCCCTTTGGCTAACCACTATTTGGAGCTTATTATGAACGTTGATTGGGATGCCGTACAAATTCAATATGAGATATTCCACGAATCGGTTGAGAATATCGCCAGTGAAAACCATCTTACACCGACAATGGTAGAATATGCTATTGCCGAGAAGGGCTGGAAACGTACTAAGTTAAATGGTAAGATGCAGCAAGTAAAGGATATTGGCGATTTAGAGGACGTTACCGATGATGTATTATCTGCTGTGGGTGAACGGCTTTCAGCCATTAACATGCTGAAAGCCGCGACTATGAACCCACGGTATATTTCACTTGAGACATCTATATTGGCAAAGGCGCGAGAAATTGTAACTTCTATTGTCTCCGCTGCACCCAATGCAGGTGATCAGTTGAAGAAAGTCACGGAAATTTTAGAGAAGCTCAGATCGGCGGGGATTCCACAGTCAGTAAATTCTGGGGCGAGTGGGGACAAGGATGACGGTAGGGTTATTGTACAGATACTCAACACGGTGGGTGGTACTGCGGTTGATGCAGAGCCGGTGATTGAGATAACAGATGGCACTTCGGCAGGGGCGCGGTAGTTTGATTCTCCTTTTGGGGAGAGGGGTGTTCTGAAACACCCCTCTCCTCATCCTTAAAGGATACTAAATGAAAGTTGTGTTACCACATAAGTTTGTACCACGAACGTATCAGACACCACTGTTCTCCTGTCTTGATTCAGGATATAAAAGAGGTGCCGTTATATGGCATCGCAGAGCTGGTAAAGATTTGACGTTTATGAACATCCTCACTAAAGAGTGTTTCAAGAAAGTTGGCACTTACTTCTACATTCTTCCATTCTACAAACAGGCTAGGATAATCATTTGGGAAGGGATTACTTCTAATGGCACAGCCTTTATTGATTTTATACCTGAAGTTCTTATCGCTCATAAAGATAATCAACAGATGGTTATCAAACTCATCAATGGGAGTATTATCCGCTTTCTTGGTAGTGACAATATTGATAGTATTGTGGGGACTAATCCTGTTGGGGTTATATTCTCTGAGTATAGTCTGCATCGTCCTCAAGCATGGCAGTATCTACGTCCAATCTTGGTTGAAAACAAGGGCTGGGCGTTATTTAATTTCACGCCTCGCGGTATAAACCACGCATATAACCTCTACACGGCAGCATGTTCTGATTCCGGGTGGTTCACGGAAAAACTTACTATAGAAGATACCAAAAGACACGGTGGTGGTGCTGTTGTCTCCTCGCGGGATATTGAGATGGAGAGAGCTTCGGGGATGCCTGAGGCTCTCATCCAGCAGGAGTATTTTTGCTCATTCACGGCGGGAGTTGTGGGGTCTTACTATGCGACGTTGATTGACAGGCTGTACTCGCAGAAGCGGATAACTTCTGTTCCACACGAGCCAGCACTTCCGGTGTATACTGCGTGGGATTTGGGGATTGCGGACTCTACAGCCATTTGGTTTTTCCAGATTTGGGGTCGAGAAGTCCGGTGTATACGGTACTACGAGAACGAGGGTGAAGCTATGCCCCACTATATAAACTATTGTAAGACTCTGAGGGATGAAGAGGATTATAACTTCGCTGAACATTTTGGGCCACACGATATTGAAGTCCGTGAGCTATCATCCGGTAGAAGTCGTAGAGAGATAGCTGCTGATCTTGGGTTTTATTTCAGTGTAGTGCCTAAACTGTCTATAGCTGATGGCGTAGAAGCAGTTAGGTCTGTACTTCCTGTATGTATGTTCGATGATGTGAAGTGTAAAGTCGGAGTTGATGCGCTGATGAACTACCAGAAACGGTATAATGAAAAGCAGCAGTCGTATTCTGATACTCCGTTGAAGAATTGGGCTTGTCACGGTGCAGATGCGTATAGGTATTTGGCAGTTACGGTTAATTTCTTATTTGAGTCTAGTGTAACTAGGAAACCAAGAGTTCGTAGAGCAATGGGGTAAGGGGTGTTTCAAAACACCCCTTGCGAAAGAGGGTATTATGGATTGCGAACAGTTAAGAGCAAGATACCAAGTATTAAAAGCAGAACGATCGACTACCGAGAGTGTGTGGGATACCATTTCTCGGTATATCATGCCGTTTAAGGGTGAGTTTTTTCGTACTATGACAGGTGAGACTTCTGTTGAATGGAAAAACCGGAGCAAGTTTGATGACACTGCTGTTGAGGCTAACATAACATTAGCTTCGTCTATACAGGGATCAGTTACATCACCTGTTATTCGGTGGTTTCATTTGGTATTCCGGGATCAAAAGCTAAACTCTGATCCAGAAGCAGCAGAGTGGCTCAGAGATTGTGCAGATACTATGTTTCAGGCTCTCATGGAGTCTAATTTTAATCTGGAAATTAGTGAAGCCTACCTTGATCTTACGGGATTCGGGACAGCGATACTGGCAGAGGAGATTGAGGAGAAAGATCAAGAATTGGAGAGCTTGGTTTTTGCAGCAGTCCCTCTGCGTGATGGATTTTTTGAAGAGGATTATAAGGGCGATGTGCTTAGGTTCTATCGTAGGTACGAGTGGACGTCAGTGAAGATAATGTCTAAGTTTGGTGATAAAATACCCGACTACATTAAAGATCAGGCAGAATCATCTACTGGTATGCTCACTAAGCATGAAATTATATACGCTATATACCCTCGTAAAGGGAAAGAAAACTCGGATGTATCTAAGCCGATAGCAACTGAGGCCCGCCCCTTTGGGGCCAAATACATTCTCCTCAAGGATGCTACTCAGCTTGGTGACAAGGGTGGGTATTATGAAATGCCTGTGTTTATTACCCGTTGGGGTAAGGCAACAGGTTCTAAGTGGGGGTATTCTCCATCGCATATATGTCTAGGAGATGTTCTTACCCTGAACGCCATGGTCAAAATGATCTTGATTGCTGGAGAAAAAGTTATCGACCCTGCGACTCTCCAAGAAGAACGTGCATTAGTAGGCGATCTAGATCTTGAAGCTGGCGGTGTTACTGTAGTCCGTAACGCAAAGGGGCTTGTACCCTATGAATCTAAGGCTCGGTTTGATGTGTCAAACCTGCATAAGAAAGACCTACAAGATTCAATACGCCGGTGTTTTAAAGTTGACCAGCTAGAGATGAAAGAAAGTCCTGCTATGACGGCCACAGAGGTTCAAGTTCGTTATGAGCTGATGCAACGACTTCTCGGTCCGACTCTTGGTAGGCTACAGAATGATTTGCTTGACCCATTAATTGGCAGAACATTCTATATCTTATATCGCTCTGGCAGATTACCCCCTCCACCCGAATCCGTCGTGAAAAATAGTTCTGAATTGGATGTTGAGTACCTAGGGCCATTAGCTCGTGCACAGAAGATGGACAAGATTGTGTCTATGCAACGATGGTTCCAGCTTGCTTCTCCAATTGCAGAGTTTGACCCCGGTATTCTTGACTTGCCTGACGTTGATCAAATCGGTAAAGAGGCAGCTACATTGTTAGGTGTACCTATCAAGGGTGATAAAGAAATTAAGAAGATACGTGAGGATAGGGCAGCTCAACAGGCTGCTGCACAGCAAATGGCACAGCATCAAGCAGAGGGAGAGGCTATGGGAGCAGTTGGTACAGGATTACAAGAAATAAGAAATGCTGAACAGAACCCGGGAGACGCACAAAATGCAGCACAAAACGCAGCCCAAGGAAAGAAGTAGAGATTACCACCATTTGTTCACTAGTACGACAGGACATAGTGTCCTAGAGGACTTACGAGACGCTTTTGATGGCGACTTGATAGATGATAACCCCTATGTTATGGCGTGTAACGTAGGCAAACGCGATGTAATCAAATACATCGAAGAAAGGATGGAAGAGTATGCTAAGACCCAGAGTTGATTACCCTTTTAGAACCCCACTGATGTTCTTTGCTGCCGATGGTGATGGTGATGGCGACAAAGGTGGTGGTGGGGGTGGGGGCCAAGACTGGAAAGAAGGACTGCCAGAGGAACTTAAAACGGAAGCTTCACTTGCGGATTTTACTGACATTCCAGCGTTAGCTAAAGCGTTTGTGGATACAAAAGCAATGGTCGGGAGAAGTGTTCGAGTACCGGGAAAAGATGCTGGTGCGGAAGATTGGGATAAGTTTCATAATGGGTTGATGGAGAGAGTTCCATCTCTCATGCTTAAGCCCGATATGTCTGATAGCGAAGCAATGAGTAAAACTTACATTGCTATGGGTAGGCCGGAAGAAGCAGCTAAGTATGTTTCTCCCGAGATAGACTCTAAGGGGCTGGAATTGAATCTAGCTTTTATAGATGCGTTTAAAGATACGGCGTACAAGAATGGATTAAACCAGAAGCAGTTTGACGGGTTTGTTCAGGATGTTGTAGCAGATTCCATTGTAGTTGCACGTGACAATCAAGCTTTAATGGATGCAGACACGAAGAAACTGGTAGACACATGGGGTGCAGCATATGATAATAACCTTAAGATCGCTTTAGCTATAGCAGATAAGGTGGATGCTCCGAAATATATCTCGGAACCGTTACATTCTAATAACCCACCTTTCGCGACAGCAGTATTTATGCTCGGATTAGCTGATAGTCTTGGAGTTGAAACGAGCGAAATCATAAAGCATCCTAAAGGTGGGCCTGTGATGACTCCAGACGATGCCAAACTTACGATGTCTGAAATGCGTAGGAATTCTGATCACCCGCTGAACAACCCTTCTGATCCGGGGCATGAGGCGGCTATTACGAAGTTCACAGAGCTGGCTGGATTCGCTAGCCCGGCATAAGGGGTGTTCTGAAACACCCCTTGAGGCCCCTGACGGATTACCTCGAACTAACTTTAACGATACATTACTTGCAAAGGAGTAAAGATCATGGCAATTTCAATTCAGAAAGCGTATATCCAAACATTTGAGGCAAACATCCGTCATCTGGCCCAACAGTCCGATACTCGTCTTCGTATGCATGTTATGGAGAGCGGGCGTCAGTCTGAGAAGCACAACTGGGATAGACTGGCAGCATCGGCAGCTATTGAGAAGACTGCTCCTCGCGTTGCTACACCTGCGGGTGGTGGTGGGAGTGGCATTTACGGATCGACTGATGGTCTTGAGTGGTCAAGGCGAGTCAGTATTTCCGAAACATGGCACACCGGTGAGATTGTCGAGATTGAAGATCCTCGGCAGATGCTCATTGACCCCAATTCTGCGGTCACTCACAATCTGGCGATGAATATGCGTCGGGCTGTTGATGACATTATCATCGAAGCTGCAACTGGCCCGGCGAAAGATGGCGCTAACGCAGACCAGATCCTGCCTACCACGCAGGTTCTCGGTGACGGAACAGGAGTTATATCTTTGGATATGATTCTCGAAACTGCGGAGAAGTTCTACAAGAACGACGTAGACCCGGACGAGGCTAAGGTCTTTGTCATTGGGCCTACCCAGCAGAGGAAGTTGATGCAGCTTCTGGAAGTTACGTCGGCAGATTATCAGAGCATGCGTGCTCTGTCTACCGGCAAGCTGCCCAACTTTATGGGCTTTACATGGATCGTGTCCAATCGGCTGGAAGTCCCGGCAGCGACCAAGCTCACTTGTCTTGCGTTTACCAAGAAAGCTATTGGTATGCACGTTGCGCACGACATTACAGCGAAAGTTGCTGAGCGTCCGGACATGTCCTTTGCATGGCAGTTCTACTGTACCATGACAATGGGCGCAGTTCGTGTTGAAGACGAACACATCGTGAGCGTGGTTGTCAAAGACGCGGTAGCGTAAACTTAACCAGAGAGGGGTGTTTCAAAACACCCCTCTCTTGGGCGCGGGGGGAATATAATGTCAATTATAGGTGTAGAAAGTGGATTGATTCAGTCGGCATTACCTGATTTGGTACTCGGTTCTTGTTTTGAAATTACAAGTGCGGGGGAAAAATTAGATGTATTGCTTTTCGCTAACTTGAGCGCAGGTACTAACGCAACTGCAGCAGCAAAGAGAGACAAAGATGTAGATGCGGTAGCTGCAACACCCTAAAAGGAGATAGCATGAAATCAGGGGCAAATCCAAATGATAGAATCAACATCAAGCGTATGCACAGGATGAAAAAAACTCCTGATGTTATCGCAAAGGCACTGAATTTAAGTGTCGATACTGTAACGTCTTTACTCGGGTTAGATACTCCGAAAAAGACTACGGCTAAACCCGAATCGAATCGTGTAGTTATTCCGGGATTGCCTAAAACCGAAACTTAAAGAGGTGAAGTATGGCTTCAACAGTAGATATTTGTAACATCGCAATAGGTTGGCTAGCAGGTAATCTTATTACTGATTTATCAGATGACTCTGTTGAAGCTAAACTTTGCAAGGCTAACTTTGACTCCTGCCGGGATTCAGTTTTAGAAGATAAGGCTTGGACGTTTGCTGTTAAGCGTGTTAAAATAGCGCACACTGCTGACATTGCTATCCCGGAGTCATTCAAAACATTTTTAAAACCCCCAGATTGTATTCGGGTATTACAGGTGAGCGCGTCCCCAAATTTTGATGACTACTTGTACTGGGTTTTAGAGGGTGATCATATATTATCTGAGGCGACAGTAGTTTTTGTGCGGTACATACATAGAGTAGTAGATACTGAAAAGTTTTCTGCGAACTTTGTACAGGCATTAGCTGCTAGATTATCTTCTGATTTGGCAATCCCCTTGACTGAATCCACCGGCATACACAAATCTATGTGGACGCTGTATGAAAATAAACTCTACGAAGCAGGTAATACTGATGGTATGCAAGGACGATCTGAGAAGTTTAGGTCATACCGTCTGGTAAATGCGAGGAGATAATGTCTAAAACTCATCCGATACAAACATCTTTTGCTGCTGGCGAATTAAGCCATGATCTGTGGGGTAGGATAGACACTGACATTTATAAAGCCGGTGTCTTTCGTTCTATGAATATGATCCCAGATCCTCGTGGGCCGATTGAAAGACGCGCGGGATCAGAACATAAAAATGAAGTATCTACTAGCAACGTTGGTTGCGTATTAAAAACTTTTTTCTACAACCGAGAGCACACTTATGTATTGGCAGTATCTCCCGGCCATACACACGTTATTTTACCTAATGGTGATATGGTTAAGACTGTGCCTAATCTGTATACTTTAGAAGATTTGACTGAGTTACAGGCGGAGATGCATCCGAGTGGTCTTAGAATATACTTCACTCATAAACTTCATCATCCTACGCAGTTAGTGTATACTGTTTCAACCCGTTCTTTTGTGTACGAAGATGTGCCGTTTGCGCATATGCCCTCTGATTGGGGAGTGAACAACTATCCTAGAACTGTAGCAATACATCAAGGTAGATCATGGTGGGCTGGAACAGTTGAACAGCCTACTGGAATTTGGTCTAGTAAATCTGGAGACTATGATAATCTTTCTCCCGGTGGCGCAGATGATGATGGTGTGACTATGCAAGTTCCGCGTCATGGTACAATCATGTGGATGGCAGCTAGTAGAGAGTTATTAGTTGGTACAGAGTTAGATGAATTTGCGCTTTTACCTTTGACTGCTTCAGATTTTGTACTTAAAACAGATAACATTAAAATCGTACGTCAGTTATCAAATGGTACGTCACACATTAAACCTGAAATGATGCACACGTCTTTGATGTTCGTAAATGCTAACCGTAATAAACTTAGGTCTATGTGGTACTCGTGGACAGAAGATGGATGGCAGTCTACAGATTTAACTTTCAATAGTAATCACATACTTGAATCTCACGTACTAGATTCTACTGTAATGTACGAACCTAATTTGCGTATGGTTCTCATATTAGAGAACGGAAATATGGCTATATGCTCATACTATCAAGATGGGGAGAAAGATCCTGTTCTTGGGTGGGGCTTGCATAATACTGATGGTATGTTTTTATCTGCTACTCGTCTACAGCTTAATACTGGAGATGAGTTATGGGTAGCAGTTAAACGCACCTTACCTACAGGGGATAGAATATACGTCGAAAAAATAGCGTTAAGCGGAGACAAAAAATTTTACTTAGATAGTCATAAGGTGACGAAATTTAGTACACCTACTAAAGTAGTGACTGGACTTCTTCACCTTGAGGGTAAAGAAGTTCATCCAGTAGTAAATGAAGGTGCTATACACCGACCGCTAACGGTTTCTGGCGGAGAGATAACACTCGATAATGAAGTTGATTCGGTAGTAGTGGGATTATTAAGCGAGTGCTACTTAGAGACTCTACCATTAATTACGCTAGCTCAGGGCGAATCCACGGCAGGACATATGAAGCGGTGGGTTACAGCTAAGATACGTTTGTGGGATTCGGCTAAGCCCCACATAAATGGCATACTCCCACCTGACAGATTCCCCTCTACTCTTATGAATACTACTGAACCTAATAGGACTCAGTTACTTGACGTTACTAACTTAGGTAGATCGGTAGATGCGTCACTATACATAGACATGAGGATACCAAGAGCGTTAAAAGTTATTAACATAACAGGAGAATTAGGCGCAAACGCGCTCTAAAGGGGTGTTTTGAAACACCCCTTTGAAAGGAAACGAAATGGTACTTAATATATCACAGGGGAATGATAACAGCTATGCTAATAGAAATAGTAATGCTCCTGTTAGCGTGCATGATAGGATTTTTAATAGGGGAGTATCTTCCGTGGATACTACGCGGGATGTTGTAGCAGCTTCTGAAGTTCAGGCTGCGCCTGATAGTCCACGTGGTCGAGGTGCATTGCGTAAGTCAGAATGGCATAATTATTCTGGCTGGACTAAAGATACAACAGACAAGTATGAAAAAGAAGCTTCTTCTATGCGAGCTTCTTTAGGATCGATGGGTGTGTCTCAAGATAGTGAACACTGGAAAAATGCTCTTGGTGCTATAGAGGGTAGATATGATGAGAATATGGCTAGACATAAAGACACAGTTACATACCGGAACTTGGAAAGGGAGTTTAATGCTAAAACAAGTGCGAGTGGATACCGTAGGTATCACGCTGATCAAACTGCGGGGAAAGACCCAAGGACTATAAGTGAAAGAGTTTCTGGCGTGGAGTGGTCTAAGACAGCTGATATATCTAGCGAAGAGTGGGCTGGTGTTGATGAATACTCTAAAGGGCTGCGGGATGCAGGTCTTGATTCATATTTTGAGACTGTGTACGGTCAAGAAGAGATGACTGCAGAAGAACTGGGGAAGCAAGCCCAAGAAGATTCTGAAACGGCTGCGGCTAATGTAGCTTCTGGTGTAGCATACGAAAAACCTGAGGATGAAGAATATTTTTAAAGGGGGAATATCATGGGCATAGCAATGATGGTAATTAGTCTGGCTATAACAGCTTACGGGGCGTATCAGCAGAACGAAGCTGGGATAGAAGCTAAGAAAATTGCTGATGAGAACGCTAGAAAAGAAGAAGAGGTAGCTGCTGAAGAAGCTGCACGTAGAGAAGATCAGTTAGATGCCGATATGTCAGAGTCTCGGGCAAGAATTTTTGCATCCGGGATGACTGAGGAAGGTTCGGCAGGAATGTACTTAGGTGATTTACTGGAACGTGGACAAGACGAGATAGCATGGATTGAAAAATCCGGTAAGTTAAGAGCTGACGTTCTGAGAGCTGAGGGTAGAATGGCTCGGTCTCAAGCTAGAATTGGAGCGTTCCAAACTCTAGCTACGGGGTTTGCTAGCTCTGGGTCGTTCTTATCTTCTTCCCCAACTACCGTTAATAATACTAGTACTTATACCAGTACTAGTTCTGTTTCTACTTGAGGTGTAACTAAATGAAACTTCCAAGAATAGAATACAAAACTCAAGTGCGCTCATTAGGTACACAGAATCCCTATGCTGCTGTAGCTCTTGGAAGTGCTTGGGGTAAAGCTGGATTGGCTGGTGGTTCTGTAGCTGGGATGTTAGACGAGACTGTTAAGATGTTTGAGAAGCGACACGACGATTTACAGGAAGATCAGTTTAGAGTCGCTGAGTCGGAGTTTGAATCCGAGCTGCATGATAAGTACGATAACGAGCTATATCTTAAAACTGATTCGGTTGTTGAGAGTTACGCCGAGGGCGAAGAAGAAACGCATGACACTACCATTGGTAAACACCCTGCGTATAAACACCGGCCCGGATTGTATAGGGAGAAACGTAAAGCCTTTATGGAAGAACAGATGGCTAAGATAGATAACGACACTTTACGTGGGCCATTACGTTTGAA